TAGCTTTGTTGCCCGATTCTATTTTAATATCCCAGAAGCTTGTAACTTTGCTATAACCGTTGATTCTTATTTCACAATTCTGAGTTGCTGATGTATGAACAAATGTCCATGTATATCGTCCCGATGTTTTACCATCTCCACAAAATACTCTGTGAAATCCATCTCCTAAACCATGAAGCCATATCGTTGCTTTGCCAGTTTGACCACCATGCCCTGTAGCCCATACGGAATCGCTAACCGCTTGCAAAGTATATGTTTTACCATTTTCAAGATATACTTTTCCACCAATATATGCATATGCATCTGCTGCATTTGTACTTTTTGCTGGATTAGCTTTAGTCCAACCTGCGGAACCAGTTAACAGGTTTCTTCCACCAATCTGCAGATTAGTTACAGCTGTCGTTATATCCTGTTGCCACACTTTAGAACTTATCTGTCCCTGTACTGTAGATAGCTGTGTTCCCTGTGAAGATACTGTATTAGTTACCGTCTGCAATGAGGAATAAAGATTGTTCAGGTCTGTCGCAAGCTGTGGGGCGGATGCTGTAACACTGCCATCTGTCCACTGTATATAGTCTCTCATCCAGTAATATCTTCCTGCAAACCATGAAGGTCTTGTATTACTCCACGAACCACCACTTTGAGTTGTGTTTGAAGTAGACAGATAATATTGCGGAGTAATTGCAGAAACTCCTTTTCCTGTTGCTCCAGTTGCGCCTTTTAAATCTTCCTTAGCCGGACACCAATCCGTTGATTTATTTCCTTTTTCAAGTTTTAAGCCAACAATCTGATATCGTATATTAGTCTGATTTGATTTATTAAGCTGAATATATGTGTATGTCACTTTAGTATTATCGTCGGCTGGCATATCATTAGCTGTCTGAAATCTAAGTTCAAAAAAATGTGATTTCCCATCGTTTAAAATTTGAACTGCATCCGTTGTAATAATATCTAATGGATTTGCATAACTTTTACCATCTATTGAAAAAGAAATGAAAGTATGCTTTTTCCCATTGTATATAAAAAAATTAATGCATGTTTTACTGAGAATTGTGACATACCCACTCAGAACATATTGAGTAGATGACTCATAACAATTAACAGAATCGATTTTAATGCCAGCATTTACATCAGTTCCTTCGCATATTACTTTGCCATTCTTTATATACTCACTTTTATCAATTTCTGACGCAAATGCTTCAATATAATCATATTTAATCAGATTCCAATTGAAGTTCTTTCCATCAGCGCCTTTAAATTCTCCGGCATTAGCACGATTTATAACACTTTGTGCTTTTGTGTCTGCTGAATTTGCTGTAGAAAGCGCCATACCTGCATTTTGTTCTGCCTTATTTGCAGCTGTAACTGCCGTGTCTGTTTTAGTAGTTATTGCCTTAAAAGAAACATCGAGCGTCTGTTTATCACTATCAACATATATCTTGCTAGATTTAAGCGTGTGACTTCCGTCGTTATTAATAACATCAAAAAGGCTGCCGATATCAAGCTTGCTTGCTGATATATCAGCGTCTTCTTTTATCATGTCGTTGCGGATTATCTCTCTCTGAACACCTTTTTCAGTAAGTCCAAGTGCATCAAACATCAGATTACCTGCTTTATCCCAAACATATATATTATAATCAGCATTTGCATCTTTTCCAATCTGAACTCGTGTGCGTGTTCCATCGCTGATTACAATTGTGTTGTCTTTCCAACGTGACAATCCGCTTTCACTGTGTATATTCACGCTTGTAGTGTTTACATCAAGTGATGTTATCTTTTTTGCATCAATGCTTTCTATCATTGCGCTTTTTATCTGTGCATCACCTATAAGGCTTATAACTGAATTGGAAAACTCTGTCGTAAGACTTCCACCACTTGCAGAACCAAACATAAGAGTATTTACTTTCTCTACCCCAACAGTTAGATCATTAACCTTTCCTGTTATTGCAGTAAAATCATTTGTCTTGAACTTCTCAAATTCTCCGGAAACACCTTTAAGGCTTTCTATCGTTGCGTATTTAATCTCCGCAATATTAGATTTCAAATAATTATTCCGGATATTCTCTAGTTCATTATTTATAGCTACTACCGTTTCTGCCTGTACAGTATTAGCCTTAACCCATTCTGCATCTACCTTTTTAGCAACCAGTTCCTTAGTAAGCATCATTTCCGCATATATTCGTTCTGCAAGCTTAGCAGATGGTCCTTTATAATCTGTTTCTGTTTCAGTTTCTGTTTTGCCATAAGCTGTAATAGTCATAGCAAGACCGCCATCATATTCCTGTGTTATATTCATAACCGGAATCTTATAAGTCTCCCCTGATTCTTCAACAGTTACAATATCCCATGGATCCAGTCGAATGTCTCCCAGCGTCTTTAAACTTGCACCTCTATACGCAAATCCTCTTACTTTCTTATGTACAGAATTAAGTTTTTCTTCCGTCATAAGTGGATTATCAAATGTTATTCCCAAAGTTCCAATTCCTGATGTAAAAGAAGTATTACTGTCAACATTACACGTGAGATAATCTAAATGGTAATCACTCTCATTCTTTTCAAATGTCATTATCCGGGATTCATTTATTGTATAGCCATTATCCTCATACCACTTAATAACAATTGTGCCGGTTCTGTCTACGCAGGCAAAACCTCCAGCTAAAGAAGCGATATATCCGATAACCTCACGATAGGTATATCCTACCGGTGCAGTATCAATAGTTATTCCATTCAAGCCAGATACATTACAGGGAACGCCACATCCATTACTTATCTCTTTTAAAACAGATTCTGCACTTGCAGGATATGTCAATTCAGATACATATACACCTGTGGTCTTCATCATTCTGTCGTAAGCCGTAAATGTTGTGGTTGCCTGGTCAAGTGTTGGATGTTCTGCAGTAAAAAAGCCAAGTGGAATATACTCATACTTTCCGCTTGGCAGTTTCAATCCTATCTCTATAGGAATCTCTGTGTTTTCAAACAACTCATTTATTCTTTTTACTGTCAGTTCTATCTTAGCTGCAACAGCCGAACCTATCTGTATACCCTCATCAGATGTGGAAGCGGTCTCATAGCTCATCTTTTTAAAGCCAGCGTCAATCCACTTACCATTTATCTTTAATCGCAGGTTAAATGTCCGCGATGGTGATCTAATCGTTGTTGCAAACTGCTCTGATACATTATTATACATAGGCTTAATCCTCGATCATAAATTCAATGGCTGCAATATCCTCTAATGTAGTTCCATCGTATCTGCTGTCAGAATCACATACAGATATGTCTTCCATCTTAATCATATGTACATCAACATCCGTTTCCATGTTGTACATCTCATCAATCTCTTTTACAACTTCCTGCTCTTTACCTTCTGGGAACTGGTAAGAATCTCCGTCCATGACAGCATTCCCATTTTCATCTTTAAGCACATTGTTCTGTATTACTTCAGTTCTCTGTGTAACAAAAATATCTACTTCTCCTAACAATGTCTTAAGGTTCTTTGCAATTGCATAATTTACTTTTACAGGCCAATGCTTTCTTAAGCCCTGTAAATTCTTAAGCATTGTTGCACTATTATCAATCTGTTTAATAGTCATTGTTTTTTTCATGTTCTGCTCCTTACTGTTGTATTATAGATACACTGGCACTTCTGTAGTAATAGTTACCGTCCCCTATATCACCCAGCACCTCTTTACTCAATGTACCTCTATAGCTTGTTATTGTTATATCCTGTCCATCGTCATGGAATGTTATTGGAAAGAATCCGGCGATGAGTTTGTTCTTAATAAGTGCCATCTCATCTTCCTTCAATATTCCCCAATTAATAGATAAGGTCTTCTTTTCAGCGACAACATCACCCAACATTGTTCCGTCAAGTGCTCGTCCTGTAGAAGAAGACCATATAATCTCATCATCCACCTTGATGGACACAGGAGCCGGAAGCTCCTGCCCGTCACATCTCAGTATCAATTCATCACATCCTTGTTAAGTTATAATCTCACATTTTCCTGTCTGCTTTGTATGCTCGTTAATCTTATCAACCACATATTTTTTTAGGCTCTTTCCATCTAGCTGTATATCAAGGTCCAGTGTCTCCAGTATCTTAAGTATTTGTTTAAGAATACTTATGGCTTCTGCCAGCAGTTCTGCACTGGATGCCATGGCAGCTGCCTTCTGTGCCATATCAAGTAATTTATCCTCAGGTGCTACAACTTCGCCCTGATGCCTGTTATCGCCAATCATGGCAAGCTGTGGAGTGTTTGGCTTAACATATCCACCTTGTGCAAGGTATGGAATCTTGGAGAAGTCGGCTTCCGGTAAATGGAATCCAAAATCTTCGCCACCTATACCCGGTACCCAGTTTGGTACTTTAAAGCTTAATTTATTTACACCTTTTACAACAGCATTAATTCCTCTCTGCATTCCTGAAAGTAATCCATTAATTAAGCCAATCACCATATTAATAGGACCTTTTGCAATTTCAGCAATTCCGCTAAATATGCCATCAAAAGCCGTAACTATACCATTCCAAGCACCTTCCCAATCGCCAGAAAAAACACTCTTAATGAACTGTATAACTCCTTTAAATACAGTAATTGTATCGTTCATTAAATCAGCTATGGTTCCAACGACAACTCCAACCTTATTTCCTATAGAATCAAATATTGCTATAAATATTGGTCCTAATAGTTCAGATAAAAATCCAACTACAGGTGCAATAAAGTTGTTATATATTGTCGTAGCACATGTAACCACTTCACCGACAAAATCAAGAAAATTAGCAAGTAATGGCTGTAAATGTTCACTCCATACTCTATCAATTACATCTAAAGCATTCTCCCAGACTGGCTGAAGCATATTATTCCAAATGTCTAAGAATACATCTCCGGTAGTCTTAACAGCCGCTTTTATCCCAGTAAATATCGGCTCTCCCCATTCGTTCCATGCCCCTGCCATTGTATTAACCAAGCCAATCCATACATTTGATATAGATTCAATGGCTGGACTTACACCTTCGCTCCATAAAGAATTCCAAGATGCTTTAAATGTATCAAATATTGTTCCATTTAAAGATAACGTCTGGGATGCAAAATCCGTCAGCATTGGTAATCCAACAGAAACAAAATTTGCAAGTATAGGATATGCTGCTTTATTCCATACATCCGAAAAGACTGTATTAAAGCTATCAAATAATCCATTTAATATACTGCCATTAGTGTTGACCCATGTTACAAGATAATTTGTAAATGGACCATTAAAATAATTTAACAACGGCGGTCCTAATGCTTTTATATCGTTAAACGCACTTGTTAGGTTTTTCTTGGCTGTATCTGTATTTTTTGTAAGTCCATCCCATATTTTTGACATAGATGGAGAAAATGTCGATACACTCCATTTGCGGAGTTTATCTAATTCTTTCTTTGCCTTATTTACAAAATCACTAATTGCAGATGTTGCATTAGATGTACTTCCACTCACATCTGGTACAAGGTCAACACTTCCGATTCCTGAAGATGTTCCACCTGTACTACCGCTTGAATCAGAACTATCATCTGTTGGCTCTGTCAGCTTATTTATCTGGTCAAAGCCTGCAAGCGACTTTTCTATGTCTTTAGCAGTCTTCTTGGCTGCACTTCCTATATCACCTACATTATCCGCTGCGCTAGATGCATCATCTCCTATACCAGCTATATCCGAACTTATCGAACCCATAGAGGTTGATACATCTGCTCCTGTGAGCATTTGCACAAAGCTGGAAAAGCCATCCGCAACCTTCTGTAATCCTGCCAGCAAGTTGTTAAAGCCACGCAGAATAGGTGTAAACAATGCTATGAAGCCTTTACCAAGACTAGCCTTTAACTGCTGAAACCTTAATGTAAGTATTCTTGTCTGATTCGCCCAGGAATCCTGTGTCTTAACAAAATCACCAGTGGCATTGGACAGTGCACTAGTAACATATTGATAACGAAGCATTACTTTTTCCTGCTCTGTCATCTTTGCTGTAGTCTTACCGAAGCCATTATTAAGTGCATACTGGTCTAAGTTCGTCTGAGTCATTACAACACCTAAGTCCTTAAGTGTCTCTGTTTCACCTGTCCAGATGGATTTCAGCTTTGTATATGCTTCATCTGTACTCAAATTGTAAAATGATGCAACATCACCTGTTAATCCGGTAACATCTTCTGCCATATCAAGTGCAGCCTGTCCTGTAATACCCATAGCATTACTCATCTGGCCAAACACACCCATGTACTTCTTGGCCGATAATTCCGATAAGCCAAAGTTAGTCATAGCGTTGGAAGCCCACTGGTCTGCCTGCCAGCTTAAATCCTTAAATGCTGTATCAACAACATTCTGCACTTCTGTTACATTGGAACCTACTTCTATGCAGTCTTTCGTGAACTTAGTAACTGCTGCTATACTTAATCCTGCTGCTATCTTCTTACCAAACCCAGAAAAGATAGTTGTTGCCTGCTTAGCTGCCTTATTAGAAGCTCCTGTAAGCTGATTAACTATCTGTGAACTGTCTATGCCAAGTTCAAGAGCTATCTGTCCTACTACATCCGACATACTCCCTCCTTTCCGGCATTTAAAAAGACCACTTTCTACTTAGAGAAAGCGGTCTTAGCCCAATTTTGGAAGTCACTCCAATACTTATTGTAATTTGCATGATCTTCCATTAATTTTCTATTTCTTCTTAATATCCAGTCATTACGGATTTTCTTCTGTTCCTTAGTGAACTCCTTTATAACCTTAGGATCCTTTTCTGCTCTGATTCCCACAATTCTTCCAAGGGGTGTTTCAGGCATTATTCCACTAAGCAACGAACAGAACTCTGACCATGACATATCGTCTTCGGTACGCAACCGTATGCCATATTGGGACAGGAAGCTGGCTTCTATCAGCTCCCAATCATCCCATATATCATAATATGTCTCATGCTGAGGGTGTCTGCTCCTCGCCGTATGTTCCCATAGCAACCTGCATGATTGTATTATACATTTCCTTATATTCAGGAACAGGAAGGTCTAATGCCTCAATCTTATCTGAAGCATCCTTTCCAACAAGCATTTCAAGGCCTTTAATCATAAATGCCATATCATCCTTGTTTTCCTTGCTCTCTGCTTCCTGTGCCATAGCCTGTATGTTGAGAATTGTGCTCTTTCTGTTATTAACAGTAACAACCAAATCCTCTGTAATACGAATCATAGGTAACTGGTTCGTAATCTTCATAGATATATCTATTACTTTAAAATCTGTCTTTGCCATTATTCAAATCCTCTCTTTCTTTAAGCTGCTACATATGCTATATATGTTGGCTTTCCATCCGAATTTGCATCCCATTCAAGCGCATCAATACTTGTAGCATCTCCACCAAGAGATTTTACATCGATTACTGCAGGTACAAGAAGCTGATCAAGATTAGGGAATATAATAGACACCCATGTATTGCAATCCTGACCTGTCTTCATAAATCGACTTGCTACATAATCATTTCCTTCATCTCCATAGTTACGCTTACCGCCGAAAGACATACCAAGTGACTTACCTGTCATGAGCCTTCTTACCCAGCCAGCCTGATCCATTGGATTCCATTCCTCAATGGTTCCATCTACAGATATACTTAAGCTCTCTGCATCTTTTACAATCTTAGTTTCTACTGTTTCCGGTGTATCTGTGTTTTTTCTTCCAGTTATACATACTCCAAACTGAATTTTATGTACCGGATTAACCCCTGTTAATGGTGTAGCTTCCGGGTTATACCCAGCTATCTTTGTATTCTGTGACATACTTCTACCTACCTTTCATAACAAAATTTAAGTTCTATGACCATTTCAAATATTCCTTTATCATCTGTATCAACCTCAATCGGTGCTGATACTAGCATTTCTGTAAACAGAATATTTGTGTCATTAATGTTTACGTGTTTCATATCTCTGAGCTTGTCGTAAAGCTCCTGTGAGACTTTTTCAGTCTCCCTGACACTTTTATTCCAATGAATCAGTATACTTATGGATTTGACAGCATAAGAGCTGTTCTGTATACCTCCAACAGCCATCTGAACATTATCTCCCCTGTTAAGATGGTATACACCTATGCTCTTATCTTTCTTATCATCAAGCTTTCCACAATATACATGGTCATCAGCCGCTATTCCAAGACCTGCTATAAGGTCTCTTACATCACCTATTCCTAACATCCTAACATCATAACCCCGCATTCTTTTTATAAAACTTTCCAAATGCTTTAGGTGCAAAATCCTGCTTTTTACCGCCTTTCATGTAGTCATCAAGCCATCTGCCTTTAGCATTTGCATTTCCTTCATGTTTCTTGCCCTTATCATCAGTCCATGGTGCCTGATGGAAATTATACTCTGGATGATAATACAGCCTTCTGGCGTATGGTGTACTAGACACAAGATATGCTTTTCCCTGACCTATATCAGATAAATCAACAAATGTGCTTTCATTTTGTAATGCTCCTGTATCCCTCGGTATAACCTGACTCTGAACAACATCTGTATGTATTGCTTCTGCTGTTTGTGCAACTGACACTTTTGCTGCTGCCGTAAGCTTCCTTACCATAGGCATATTAAGCTTCACTGTAGATTTCACATTTCTAGCCATTACATCACATCCAATCTTACATAATTAACCGTACCATCCGGATTACGGCACTTCGTACCCTTGTATATATGCCTTGTTACACCGAACACCGTTATATCACCTTTAGTAATAACAGGAAGATCCGGTGCAATATCTCCTGGTATCAAAGCACATCCTTCAAGCTTTATAAGCACCTTTTCTACTGTTAATTCTGTCTTACCGCTGTCCTGATAGTTACATAAGCCATCCCAAATAATGGGTTCAAGAGGTTCTCCATAGACATTCCTGCCTTCTTGTTCTATCTCAAGGTGTATTTCTGTCTTACACATGCTCTTTAGTATTAAACATGGGTACTTCATACTCACACCCCCAGACTTAAGCAGCACAAACCGGTCTGACAAAGTATCTGGTATGTATCTCGTTTTACAGCAATTCCATTCTGCACAAGAACATTCCAACTGCTGCCAAACTGCATAGATACTCCATTTACAGCATAATTCTGCAAGACACAATTAATCATATCTTCATTCTCATACTCAAAATCAGCCATATCGCAGCATACATCTATGATTATTGCCTGCTGGAACTCTGTCAGATTATCAAAGCCTCTTGAAGTTATGCGATTAAAAGTAAGCGAGTCGATGTGTCGGCTCGCCTGCTTTAATCTTCGTTCTATCTGTTCATCCGGGATAAGATTATGCTCGCTCAGGTACTGTTCTTTACTTGCATATACCATAAGACCACCGCCTATTCTGTCCTATCTTCCTTTGGTTCATCTGCTGTTACTTTCTCTTCCTTTGGCTTGTCTTCCTTTGCCTTACCTGTTTTCTTTGACCTAATAACCTTTGGTTCAAAGGTCAATCCAATTACTGTATCTGCCATAATGATTCCTCCTTAATTATCCTTATGTGATACATATACCCCAGCGGTCTTATTCTCATATACATGGCCATAAAGGTTATTATTACGATACTTGAATACATGACTATCGCCATCCTGGTCCTGATCTGGACTAAAGTACTTAATATACTGATCCATAGCTGTTACAGCTGCAGACTTCTCTACACATAAGAAATTAACATTCTTAGCCGGCTTAGTTGTCATCTCGTAATTTTCAACCTGTGTTCCACTTGGACTACTAACAGCCTTGTAATTGCCCTCACTTTCTTTTGTGTAATAAGTCTTACCCGGCTGTGGTGATGTATCCTTTGATAATGTATAAGCTGCCTTAGTCTTTTCATATCCATATGAATTCTTACCATCATGAAGGGTTATTGATGTGTACATACGTGACTGTGGAACTGATATAATCTGAGAAAATCTCTTAAGTACTTCTCTTGATTTAGTTGTATCCATATCGTCCGCAAGAGAAACTAATGTAGGTGTGATGAATAAAATACGTGATTCCATAGGAACTTCATCCTCATCCATCTTATTAGCACAAGCTCTTAACGCTGTTATTAATTCAGCTCCTGTTTCAATATTCTCTTCCTTTACTGTTATATCCTTAGTTCCACAGATTTTAGCAATACGCGCGGCATCTGTTTCCGGAATAACCTTTGTTCTTAAGAATTCACTTGATAACTTGGCAAATGGCTGTACAAGTGTTTCATCATTATCAAGACGGTCAATTCTTAAATCCTGTGAACGTTCCTTATCGTACTTAACTGTTTCCCATGTAAGTGAAGTTGAACCCTTTGTATAACCTGACTTTCTATCAAAATCACCAAGTGCATCCATATCAAGCTTCGCAATCTTGATTTCACCGTTATTGCCTTTTCTTACTGTTGTTTCATCACCATCTAATACTGAGGTCTTTGCACCTTCCTTATACACCTCATCAAGTATTGGAAGGTATATTGTAGATAATTCAATATTATTCATATAATCCTATTCCTTTCTTTACTGCTTTGGCTTTAATCCGAATAACTTTCTTATCGCATCATCATTACCCGGATTGCCATTTCCATTGTTACCAGGAGCACCAATCTGGAAGCCAGCATTGTTCTCCATACTTGGCTTAAGTGCTGGTACATCTTTAAGTACCTGCTCAAGTGAAGCTTTGATATTATCTTCAGACACCTTTCCATCCACACCCTTTACCTTGCTGAAATCAGCCATCTTAAGCACATAGGGAAGTGTCTTAGCTTCTATGCCAAGTGTCATTGCTACCTTTGTAGCCGCAAGGTCAATCTGAGCCTGTTCAGCAACCTTCTGTGCTGCTGCCACTTCATTCTGAAGATTAGCATTAGCGTTCTGCTGCTGTTCTGTCTGCTGCTGCTTATTCTGCTTAAATGTTGCAATAGCCTGACTTATCTCATCTTCTGATAATCCCTGCTGCTGGAAATAGCTTTTAAGCACAGCATTCTCTTTCTTGGCAGTTGCATTATCCAGCATTGCCTGTATCTTGTCATAATCAACACCAGCCGCCTGCTGATTATTCTGATTACCCTGCTGTCCTGCCTGTCCATTATTGTTACTTCCAGCGTTCTGGTCGCCGTTACCATCTCCGCCCTCTGCGAAGAACTGTAAATTCATAGGTAATGTCTTTCTCATCACTCTATCTCCTTTCTTCCGTTTACCGCCCGTCGGCATTTCCCATTTCCCTAAAGTTTAGTGCCATTAAGTTTTGGGCATATAAAAAGGACACCCATTACTGAGTGTCCCTGATATTGATATTAAATTGTGTTTATGCAAAAGCTATATCAAGCATCTTAATTATCATATCCGCTGCTCTTTCTGCTCTTGCATTGTAAATCTTATAATCTGGGTTATGTATTAAATCACCCTCTCCTTTATGTATGAAAGTGTGTGCCAATATATAAGCTAATTCATAATCTACTTCCTCTAATGTCATATTACTTTTCATTCCTATCTTATTACCATTCAGATAGCTTGGAGAGGCTTTAAAGTCATAGCTTCTTATCTGCATATTATTCTGTTCTGCAAGCTGTGTAAGCACCTTGAATATTAAAATTGGATTTTTCATTGTAACCTTGTTAAATGGCTTCTGCGATTTTATTATCTCTGTACTCTTTTCCTTTGCTCTGAAATAAAAGTCTACCAGATAATCATATACTTGCCACGCTTTATCTGTGTTAAGTGATTTGGCGTGAAGGAGTGCTCCTTTTTCTGTCCAAAAATACACTTTTGACACATAATGTAACTCCCCCTCAAATTGAGGACTAGCTTTTAGTTTTTTCATTTCCTGCCCCTCAATAAGAATGTAATGTTTTCCAAGAATATATTTATCTTTATTTCTTGAAAAATTATTATTTATAACTTTTTGTGTAGTAGTATATGCTTCAGCTAATTGACGTGTAGTTAATACTTTAATTCCTTTTACTTCTAATGTCTGTGGTAATTCCATTTTAAAATTCTCCTTTCATAATTACCTTGAAAGAAAATTGTTGTCTGCCAATAAGTCAAGTGTTTTATTGACATTTCCATTGTCTTATGATATGTTAAATGTGTACTTAGGTACAAACTCTAATGAGCGTATAGCTTAATGGATAAAGCAATTGTCTAACTAACAATCAGATGCGGGTTCGAGTCCCGCTACGAAAACAACAAGCATCCTGATGAGGATGCTTTTATTTTTGTTTTCTTGACGAATTATACATTTCATAATTTAGTTTTATATTCTTCTCTATAGCACCCACAGCTTATTTGCTATGCGTGCTTATTAACTAATATTAAATTGTGTTGCACTGGTGCAACTTTGGACTATTCTACTATAATCCAATCTTCAGCGAGACAATCATTAATACTTGGAACCCACATTGAATGTGAACCATCCACATTTTTTATCTGAAAATATGGGTTACATATAAACAAATCGCCTTCGTTTAACCCCCATGCTTCCGCTGTTTGCTTATTGCAGGGGATTCCATTCGGATATGCTTTCTGATATACAACAAACATTCCTTTTCCGTTCCAACCTCTTCTTGCTACCTTATTACCTTTTTTCATGGCCTCAATAGCAATTCCAAATGTCATATTGTCACATTTTCTATACGCTTCATTAAATTGTTTCTTAGGACACCAACTTTCATATCCATCAGAATATCTTATATGATAGCCTTCATCTTCTGGATTCTCGTCACTTGGTATCTTCCACCCTCTGTATTCATTGTATTCGCCCCTGCTCATTGGCTCTGCTGCCACCACTTTTACTCCAATATAATCCTTCATTTCTAAATCCTCACTTTCTTAAAATTGGGTATAAAAATACCACCAATCTCTCGACTGGTGGCTGTTAATCCCATATTATTTCTGGTCTTGGCATTTTCTTTGGCACTACTGTTCCATATTTCTCAATTGTATAATCAAAATCATCTTCTATGCATTTCAACAATAATTCAGCATATTCTTCCTGATTGAAATCCAGATTAGGCGGAAAGTTAGGACAATAATCAAAATGCATAACAAATTGTAAATGTGCCTTTTTCAATTTCTTTATCATTTTGCTGCCTCCTTCAATTTCTTTTCAAAATATTCTAATGATTGTGGAAAATATTTTTTCATTTCATCATATCGAACTTTATCAAATTGTGCTTCAAACATATGAGCAAATGCTTCTGATGTAATATTTTCAAGATTATCCCAATAATCATACATATGTCCAGCACAACCTCTAATATTTCCACTTGTTAATCCATCCAATAAATCTGATACAGCCGAGTGCTTACGCATATCCTGCAAATCACCACTAATCGCTTTATCTACTTTATCATATGTTCTTAAATTATGCTCTTTTCCATATCTTATCCTATATTGGTAAACATCTTCATTAAGTAATGCCTTAAATTGTTTATCATTTGATACTGTTCCAAGTGCATCATCTATCAAATGCCCATGTTCATGAAACCATGTTGCACCAGTACCTCGTAAGTTATCTAAATCAGCTCTATAGTGCATGGATATTTTTTTAGTTTTCGTATTATAATGTGCAGTACCTTCAAACAACGATGTTTCTATTGTATCTCCACTTGCATACTTAGCAAATAAGTGTTTTGCATCTTTATTTCCATGAGAAAACTTTTCTTTAAGAATATTATAATATTCTTTATCTATATTTGTATCATTTCTTAACTTATTTTTAAATATACTTAGGTCTGATTCCATTATATCATTCTTCTGGTTATTTGCAACTACATTCTCCCACTGTTCCTTTCTTACCCCATACATCTTCTTATTATCCGGATCCAGTGAGTACTTCGACAATCTGTTGAACTGCTCAACCATCCTACCTGCATATTGCCGCTTCTGGTCCTGCTTGTAATCTTCCTTAACTTGCTCAAGTTCTTCCTTGGTAAACTTACTGTCTGGCTCTTCATCCAGCTCAGGGAAATATGTTGTATGTACGTCTTTGCAATTTGGATGGTACAACCCCGCAGCTATTGCAGAAGACATAAGTGGATAAGGACCATCAGATGCCTTACCTCCACTCCACACATCATCTATGAGAATCTTTCCAACAAACGGAAGACATTTAGGACAGGCATTAGCACGCTTATTCATAATAACTGTACTAATTCCCCATGATTGTCTCATTTCGCCTTCTCCAGTTAGATATGCACGCTTGCTGGCTGTCTGAATAGCCATTCTGGCATAATCTTTTACTGTATGCCTTGCACTATTCGCATATTCAATACAGTTGATACCAGCTTTAAGAAAATCTCTTGTAGCCATATCAACTGCCTTCTCATATGTTCCTGCGCCCGTATTCGCATAGACCTGAGCGTTAAATATTATCTGTCGGTATTTATCCTCCGACATTCTAAGCATTGCTTTTTCTGCCCTGCTAAAATCTGACTTCGTTGCTTTAATCAGGGCATTAAGTTTTCTTGTATTGAGTCTGAAAAAAGCACCCTCAGCGCCTTGCGACACCTTAGATGCTTTCAACCCTTTCTTTAATGCTCTTAATATTTTCTGCTCCTGTTCTGTTCCGCCTTCCTGTCTGGCTGCAAATATCATTGCATCTATAGAATCATTGATATCACTGAACTTCGACGAAAACATTTTCTTGTTCTGTGCTTTATATTTCTCAAGCGCCTTAAGCTGTTCTACCTGCCACTGCGTCCAATTATATCCTTCTTCTATTTCTTCTGCCCTATGTCCTTCGAGATTTCTCATCATTGAAGCTATCAGCTCATCTTCTATGGCACGGAAGGCTTCCTCTATGTCATATTCTGTATTAAGTGCCATAAGCTACCTCACTTGTTACCATAACCTGTGAAACTGTTATCAGCACCATTAACTGAGAAGCCATCTGCCTGCATATTAAGGGCTGGCTCTTCCATATCGGATATCCCCTGTTCTGCTTTAAGCCTTGATATCTCTTCCTGCTTCCATTCATCATCCTTGGTATCTCCATACAGCTCATCAACAGATGCCTCTATGCTCATAATACCGCCCTGCTTAGCCTTGCTGACTGTTTCTACCTGGCTTTCAAAAGATGGGTTAGCATATTCGCCAAATGTCACATCAATATCTATATCCTTAATAGCTGTCTTATTAAGCGTGTCTATGGCATTAAATGTTGCTGTAACAAGCTTTGGAAGAACCTTCTGAAGCCGCTCTACAATGTTATTTCTGCTGTAAAGCGTTGCTTTCTCTTTCTCCCTCTGTGCCTCCGCATTATCCAGCTTCTTAACATCTATGCCTAATGTTGATGGGCTCATAATCCCCTGTAAACAAAGGTCAAGCGCTGTGATATATGTTGCAAGATAGCTTTCGTGTGGTATATTGCCCTGTACAAGCTCTATCTTATTAACTGTACCTTCTGCCATGCTGCCATCTGTTTTTATATAGGCATTATCAAAAGCATTAGGCTTTAGCACTTTTCCATCCAGGGGATTCCTTGGTAACATATTCTCCGGTATATATTCCTTTGTTCTATTCCTCCTTAAGGCATCCATCCATTGTGACCATGCTTCATCCAGCGCATCAAAGTTATCTATCTTTGCATCAAATATGCTCTTGCCTCGTCCTTTATACTTGGCTGACTTATAAAACAGAAGAGGAACAGCCATTATAAACTTGTCATTCCAGGTAACATCACTAAGATGTGCCAGCTCCGGTATAACACTTAAATCATATTCCCTGCCGCCTCTTGTAAGCTCATAATGTATGTAGCCTATGCCATAATGTTCAAGTAATACATATTCCTGTCTCTGCACGTTATACACAGTCTTAAACACTATTTCCTTAACTCTTCCCCTGTCCTTGATAATCTCTGCCTTATCACCAGAGTAGAATTCCAATATAGGATACTTGCTAAGGTTCGTATCGAACGATATCTTGAATGCTCCATCACCGATATAAAGCGTTTCTGTTATTGCCTGCTTAACAAGCTCAATGAAATCATTTTCCTCTGCTATCTTATCCCATTCTGTCTGCCTGCTGCCAGCATCTATTAAATTCATATCATCTGTTACTATACTGGCCAGCATATCGCATAACATAGCAGGGAGACCCACGTGTATCTTTCTTATCTCCATACCTATTGTACAGGATGCAGACCAGAACCTTGTCTTGTCACCATCTATCTGGCTGTATAGCTGTGACAATTCTTCACTCTCACCTCTGTACCATATCTTGTTCTTTATGGCATTTCCCTCGTAATCAAGAGTTTCCTGTATGCTTATGGATCCATTAACAGCCGGCTGGATGTGCAGCCACGTTCTTATTCCTGTTTTTATCTTCTCTGCCATACTTGTAAATATGTTCACCTCTCTCACTCTCCTATCTGGAATTATGTCTTGTTCTCTATACCTATCCTGCTTCGATAAGGAATCCAACCATACTGTACGCTGTTTACCATATGGTCATTGCCATCCTCAGGCTCACAGTCCTTATCTTCAAGCCACGAATACGTTTCTAACTCTGTCTTGTAATTCGTGCACGTATCGACAATATAAAAGCTTGGCTCTCTGCCCTTTTCGTCATTAAAGGACATCCAGCCAAGCTGTAAGTTAATTCTATCTATTATGGTTACTTTCTTATACGCATTGTTAAATATATACTGGCAGTCAATGTGTTCTCTCTTGTACTTGGCAAACTCTGTTATCGTTGCCTGATCAGCATTATCTATAAACACATTCTTTGACATTCCACCCCATTCTTTTCTGTTACGCTCCAGGAAGTCTATGTAATTCCTTACTGTATCACTTGGAGCTATTGGTATATCAAGAGCCGCATTGTTATATACCTTTTCATCCAGTACTATCAACTTGCCTTTGTTGGTTATTCCCATAAAGGACATAGCAATAGTATCAGGACTCTTGGTTGAATATGCCGTATCAAGACCGCTTGTATATATTACAAACCATTCTGTCTGCTTGTCGTCATATTCTCGCTTAATAAATGCCTTAGCCTGTTCCTTTGTAATAACATGTCTCTTGCAGAAATTAGAAAAGACAAGACCTGTAGCCTTGCCTCTTAATCCCAATATCTTGTTTTTATATATCTTGGTACCGGGAGGATAGCTCATTTTCTTCTGTTCTATCTTCTCAGGTGTCATAGATACGTTATCTTCAAATGTGAAGAACCAGTATACCCAGCCTTTAATAGGCTCACAGCCATTAAGGTCCTTCCATATCTCTTCCGGCACATCTGCCTTGTACTTATCAATCGGTCTTGCGTGATTGATGTACTCTGAATATATTGGCAGCGTAGGCGCATCCGGATTAAGTGTACCTACAAAGTATTCAGAACGTCCGAATATCTCTCGTATGAAGTCTATGTTAGCTGTATTGCACTCATCTACCCACACACATCCAAACTGTGAACCCAAGGCATTCTTCCACTTGCTGGCATTATCGTAACCAAGAATATATATTATCTTTGTACTGCTGCCAGTTTTGAATTTAATATGTGGAAGTTTATTCTCTTTATCACCGTTTCCACAGTATTCCAAATTAGGGAATATCTGAAGTAATCCCATATCTGCATTGATTATATTCTTTTCAATAACACCTGTTGTATTACCGGCTATAACATGCAGCTTCGCATCTGATTCTGCTACATTCATGATAAACTTCACAGCAACCGTTGTTGTCTTACCTGATGCAGTAGAACCTTCAAGGAATTCTGCTCTTGCCGGTGTATCTATGTAATCCCAATACTTATCACTTAGAAGCATCAGGCTCACCCCTTGCCTTACGCTGAGCAAGAAGCTCTGCAAGCTCATCCTTTACAGAATCGTTAACATTAGCATCTATTTTCTCAATCGGATTAAATCCTGCTCTATCCATAATATCTTTAGCAGCCATATGAGCCACCATATCATTGTGAGAATCTAGCAATCTAATCTGCTTTCTAAATGCTTTTGGTGCAGCATACTGCAGATTAGAACGCATCATCTTATTGTACTCTCTCTGAAATTCCTCACAGTTCTTTTTCCACTCACATAATGTCTTCGGTGAAATGTTAATTGCCTCTGCTATTTTTTTGTCCGTCATGTCCCCTCTAACCAGCAACTGTAAGCATTTTATCTGTTTTGGCTTTAACATATTATCACCTGCCTTTTATTAACATTTATTAACATTTTCTGTTCTTGCATATAAAAAGGCACCAGCATTAAGCCAGTGCCTCATCAGGGGTATTTAATTAAGGAGAAATTATGCTTTACCTCATCCATCTTGTCCAGTTTAGATATTAACACAGACAAAACGAACAGAGCGAACAAACTTTAAATTTTTGCTAAAAATCTTTCTACTGCCATTCTGCAGCCATCCGCTGTGTGGTGTTTTCCCATCTTTCTTGCTACCTGCACCCAGGATAAGCCTTCTATGTATCTTAATGTTATAAGCCGCCTCATTCTACTGTTGTCAATTTCATTTATGCATTGCTCTATTAGATTAATCTGTGTATCTATCTTTTCTTTAACATCCATCTGCTGCCGCTGTCGCACTAGAAGAAGTGTCCTCTTACGTGAATATGCCGGATAAGGGAAGCCTTCTACAACAAAATGCTGCTTACCTCCGTTTCCACCGGTAACACTATCCTTTTCCGTATAGCCTTCAGCTTCCATTTTATCCAATTCTCTTTGTATCTTATCAATCGCGGCCTGTATTTCCTGTTTCTCCTTAACCAGATCATTGTACTGCTTAAGAAGGTCTTTTATATTGTTATTTTTCAAGTTGTTCATCACCTACCTTCTTCTCATCTGCTGCCAGCTCTTCCTTATCAAGAATTTCTAAAATATAATACTGCTTATTTGGTTCAGCTCCCCACTCTGATTTCCCTTCCCCAATCCTTAATCTACATCTTGCTTTTATTGCTTTAGAATCCTTGCTATATCCATTACGGAAAATAATCTCCTGAATGCTGTCTTTCCTTATTTCCTCTGGTACTGCCTCTCCTTGCAATAACTCATATTTGCTTCTATGTAAGAAGATACTTGCCGGCGTTGTATCAGATGCGCTGTAATCCTCAATAAATGGATATATTGTTATTGCTCCGAACAGATTCTGGAATCTTGTTTCGTAATATTCTTTTATTTCCCGATACTCTTCTTTCTTCTCTCCAGAAAGAATCATGTCGAACCACTTTTTCTTGATTGGCAATATTAGCATTATGAATCACCTGCCTTTAATTTATCTAATGCTTTCATGGCTACTTCTAACATTGGTTTGCTAGTTCCACAATTCTGGCCAGTATATGTACATTCTGTCTCTTTGAGATATCCGCACCCTATACATATTGCCTTTGCCACAGCCCTTTTCGAATCCTCTATAGCCTTATTTCTTTCCTTTCCTTTTTCAAGATAATCTGCAGCTTCATTGACATCATTATTGACTACTTTACTATTTAAAAATGCTGTTTTAAACATTTCAGCAATCTCCTTCTCGTCAACTCCACATAAACTAGGAACATTTCTACTCATATCCCCAATGATTCTTATAAAGAAATCCTCAAATTTATCCTGCATAAAATGTATTTCAAATTCCTCTGGCATTTCTATTATTAATTTCATTTTTCATACTCCCTCCTAATAAACATCTCTCCATCGCACCAGAAGTATTCTTCTGTTGGCATATAATTCTCTATTATCGTCTTTCTATTGCATGTATATGTTCCGTCTGCTGCCACGCTGTTAGAACACTGCTCACAGCATGTATATTCATTCAGGTGCTTATGTCGTCTTCTGCTCATCCGGACACCTCTCTATCTCCACTGCAATACCGTCTTTCTTTGTTATTTTCCACATAATCGTCTCCTTCTACTTTCTCAAAATAAAACTTCACATTATCCGACATATGCTTTACTATACCAAACCGCTTCGCCACTTGATAAGGTATGCTGTCACGCATAAGCCTTTTATGTATTTCTGAAAGATACTTTCGAAATCCCTCGACATCTAAAGTGGCTTTATAGTGGTTGCAGCTCCTACAAGCTGGCATGTAATTTGAAATGTCGTCTGCTCCACCTATCCTAAGCGGTGTTGCATGGTCTACCTGCATATCTTTGTAAGCTATTTCTGTACCACAATAAGCACAATGTCCGTTATACATGAGATATACAGATTGTCTCACTTTTTTAGATATTGCTTTTCTTTTATTCATTCTTACCTCTCAATTCTTTCAGTTTTGCTTCGGCTTCGGATTTTGTCAGAAACCAAGTTTCATTAAAGAACCTATCTGTTAAAATATGTCCTGCTCCATACTTAACATCCTGATCACACTCTAAGTACCAGCCGCGCCTTGTCAGTACGAAATTCTCTACTTTCTGATGATAGACTTTGTTATTTTCACTATGCCTATTTAATATGTTCAGCTTGTAATTGACCTGACTAGGAACAAAATAAACATCATCTCCGATTTTACAAGGTAACTTGACAAGTCTGCCCTGTTCCTCTAAGTCCTCATATTCTTTCAGTTTTTCTCTTAAATCAGCTATCGCCCATAAATTACGATAAAACAATGCCAGAAGTCCTACTGTACTATCTATTTCTACTGAAAGCATAGAACCCATATATTCCTCAAATTCTTCATCTGATAAATCAGTTAAATCTACATTGCAAATATCTTTCATAAGACTTCTTGCAAGCTGCCTACTGTCAATGTCTAAATTGTAATCTCTGTATCTTGCATTACGCTTATTATCTATATAGCAACTATTATGTGCCAGTTCAATCATAGACATATCAGATGTATTTTTATTACTTGTAAGTCTTTTCATTTGCCTTCCTCCTTCTGCTGCCATCTCTATTGTATTTATCAGCCGACTTATAGAACGGGCAAGGCTTATCCTCCTTGGCACAATACAGTTCTTTAAGTCCTTTACAGTCTCTCTGCTCAAGATTAGCCATTATACAATCTCTATTCACCATCATTACTACCTCCCTCAAAAAAGTCCCTTTAATATTGCATTAGCCAATTTATCCAACTTTTCATCTATTTTTTTATCAAGGTCTTTCGATACCTCTTCCTGCTCTTCATCTGTTAAAAGTGCCAGCTCACAGGCTTTCTTAATTCTTTCTTCAGCAAATACCTTATCAATACCTGTATTAAGCATTGCTCTATATACAGTCTGTATTGCTGTTCCTAATTCTCCAACAAGTATTACCGGTGTTCCTTTTATTTCAATTCTATTTTTATCACATTTAATCATAATCATTCTCCATATTCTGTATTTATGCGGTCTACAGAGCTTTTAAGTGTTCTAATTCTTCCGCCAATGTAACCGCGTTTATTCGTGCTGCTTCTATCCGCATATTATCCGGTGTTGTATCAGATGCGCTGTAATCCTCGATAAACAGAGTAATCTTGCGATGTGCATCACATATTGCTTCCCAGCAATTCATATAGTTTCCAAGTGCGTCTACTTCGTCCTCACATTCTGTATTTATCGCATTTGTTGGCATTTCTGGCTCTGTTTTTTCTTTCTCTGCAGAAACTTTTTCAAAATATGGCGGTTTTTCCTGCTGCTTATCCACAAATGTATCTGTTTCCTGCACATTTCCTGTGGAATCTGCCTTATTATTGCCGTTTTCCGGTAAATACTCCGGATGATTAAGCACGCTGTCCTGCCCTGGTATCTGCTCCTCTTCCGTATTCTCTTCTACCGGCTGGGGCTTAGGCTTCTCAATCTTGGCTTTCTGCACCTTCTTTTCTTTCCTCTGCACTGGCTTTTCCTGTTGCACTGGTGCAATTTCTGCTTTTTTCGGATATTCATCTTGATAGATGCTCGTCCACGCCTTAGCCGGATCTTCTGTATCCACTGCCATGTTAAATATATTTATCACAGCTTCCGCAATGTCCTCTATGTTCCACTCTGTCTTATCCATGCTTCGCACATTGGTTATCGTTATTCTTCCAGAGTCTGCCTTGATACTTAGCATAAGGCGGCCAACGCCCTGCAGGCGCACTGAATATATCATTTCTCCTGTAGGAGCTAATATATCTATCAGCTCCCCTGTCTCATATGATGATGTATGTATCTTCGTAAACAGCTCCGGATTGTCATGAAACAGCTGATGAAGAACCTGTTCAAGCTCATTAAGTTCTTTCACTCTTTCATCTTTACCCTCGATCAAAACCTCTATGTCAGACATCTTCTTTTCCTCATCGATTTCCTTCTTAATGTCCTCTATTTCAGATTTAGAATAATCCGGGGATATTTCCTCTATGATTTCATCTGGCATATTAAGCATTAAAGCAAGTTTGGCATATCCAAATCCTTTATACTTATCCTCCAGGGTAGAATCATCTTCTTTACTTCCAAATCTCTCATTTATAGCAATAAATCTGGACACCTGTGTCTTATCCAAACCATATCTTGTTTTAGCATAATCAATTACATTGGCATACGGTGTATCCTTAAGAATGTCTGTATCTCTGGCCACTTTTAAAAGATAGCCTATTCTTATAAAGCTTTCCGCACTCTTACTAAATTCTGTATCCAATGCCTGCTGCCACTCATCAAATGTTCCTGTAGGTATTATCTCTATCATATTTTGCTTCTCCTTCTGTTAAATTGCCTGCATAAAATCCGCTTCCAGAACATCCGCAAGTAACTGTCCAGCCAACTTACCACGCCATACCTTCTTCTGTTCCTCTCTCAGCTTCTTATACTCTTCCTTACGCTTTTTATCTGCTTTCTTCCCTTGTGCCCTTTCCTCTTCATTCATAACTTTCTTAAAATTAGCCATAAACTCATATAAAAAAGGTATTGCTGCTTCTAAATCCAAATTCTGATTATCGCCAGTGGTTCTCTTCTGTCTAATATTTCCAGAAGCTTCTACCTCTAGCGTATACCACGGTATATCTTTCTGGCTCGTCTTTCTTAAAAAAAACGGATATGCTTCATGCTGCTGTATCCTGTCATAGTAAAAATCTGCATGATCCATACAATGATTAAGTGATATTCCTTCTTTAACCATATCTTCAATGCATACAGGAGCAACTATCGAATATTCTTTATTGCTATATTCATATTTCTTTAAATTGGGCAGAATCTTATTGCACTTAGGCCATTTCTTTTCCAGTTTCTTCACCTGTTTCTTAATAGACTCGCCTCTCGCAAACAATATTGCATTAGCATGTGCCAATTTTAAATCCTTTGGCATAGAAATCTGTGTACTTGTCACATTCCATTTGTTCTGCTCTGCAAGATTATAGTAATCTCTATATGTAATAAAAGTCTGGTGGAATGTTTCTCCGCTTAATGTCTGCTGCCGCTTTATATAGTTATATATTTTTACATATTTCACTGGCTGGGGAAGAAAATTCAACTCATTAATTCTAATTCTATTCTGGCCAAATTCCGATATCATGCAATCAGGCCAAATCGTATTTGCCATCTTTTCATACTGCATCCACTTTAATGTTATAGTTGTAGGAGTCATATTTTTTAGTCTTTTTAAACGTGCACTATCAATTTTTAATGCTTTTGACAATTCAGTAGCATCCTGATTAAGTAAATCCTTATCATAGTTTGTTTGCACAATCTCTTTTGCCAATCCCAAAAGATTTATTTTGGCCAACATCTCTATTACTGGATTGTTTTTTTCTACAAACAGATATCTTTCTGAGCTACAAGGAAGTTCTTTCCATAACATAATTGCACTATTCTTTAATATCGTTTTTGTAAGAGCCTTTAAATTTCTTCTATATAACTTTCCATAATTCCCGTACCAATAATCTATTGGTATAGTCCTATTTTCTTTGCAAAACCTCATATATTTGTTTTTATAATATCTGTATGTATAAAAAGACATTTTCCCATTATCATATATAAAAATACGTTCCTCTTCCTGATATATCCAACTAGGTTTATCGTATGCATTATCACGATAATACGCAAAAACTCTATATTTTCTTATTACACAACCACCACCATCATTAATCTTTTGAATACAAGTTGTAGTTCTTGGTATTGTATGTAAACTCTTTATCTTATTTCTAAGCTTGTATTTAATTTTTCTATGACAACAAGGGCATCTGCCATCTTTATTTCTCTGTGGTTTTATAAGAGGGACTTCTTTTTCGCAATATGAGCAATATCCTGTGGCGCTATGAATACTTTTATAAAAAATAAAATTTTCATCTGCTGCCTCATGCTTTGACCATCTTTCAAATCCTGGTAATATAGGTGGTGTTAATGCCAACTCATCATCCCATGGTTTCTGCTCTCTTTTTTCTATTTTCTCAATATTTCGTACTTTACAACGCCGCTGATATTCAAGAATCCCTCCCAATCCTATCTCTTTAACCTTTAGAAATTGTCTGATTTCATCTTTTCCTTCATACCTCTGCCATATTGCCGCTTTTTTAAAACGTTCTGGCAATCCATAATCGAAATACCTTATGTTATCTACCTTGTCTAAATTGCATATCATAGTACTTGACCACTTTATTTCTTTCCCGTCAGTTGCATGCCTAACCCTAGTTATGTATTCATCCCCTTCAGGATTGCAGTATATTTCATAATTAGGATATTTATACCCTTTGGCAATATTTTGAGGCAGAAAAACAGCTATCATAAGAATTTTCCCTCGGCTCTGACATCTAATCATCAAGTCATATTTTGTGTCATATTTATATGTATGCCAGCCGCAGTTATATATAATTGGTTCATCCAGCTTGTTGTTTTGTGCATTTCTTATCATTGCCGGCGTTGCATATATGCGTTTTAATCCTCTCAGCATTTCTTTTTGCATATAGCATCACCCCGCAATCCATAATATTGATCTGCTTTTATTTCTATATCATCTATATATGCAGCCTGAATCTGTTCAATTTCTCTGCTGCCTTTTTTCTCCTTTAGTAAAAAAATATAAGAACCTTTAACTCCTTTAGCTTTAGGATTCTTACCTCTAACGATGATAAAATCATCTTTCCTATTTACATAACCGACATTTCGTTCAAGGTGTGTTTCTTTCTCTTCTCTATCAGGGTATTTCTGTATATACTCGCACGCCAATGCTGCAAGCTGTAATCTCGTAATCTCCTTTAACAGAGTTATTTCTGTGCATGAAATCCTTGTTCCATTACCATCCTGGTTAATCTCTCCACCAGCTTCTACGATAAAAAATCTTGAACTCATACCTTCATAATACCCAAGGGCGCACAAAGGATTTTCTGCACAATGAAAACCATTATGTGCACATTTCGCTTCTGCCTCTTTATATGTCTTTCCAAATTCATATTGCATAATTCCTTTTCCTTGTGTTGCACATAATTGTGAATCAAATGCTTTAATTGCTCTCATATGTACCTCCTATTCCAGATAATAATCCCTGCACATTTTTTTAATTTCAGCCCTGTTAGGAATACCAAGATACACAGGACCTCTCATGTTTTCTTTACCATTTTTTACCTTTGTAATCCTTACAATCTGGTCGCTTACAAGTTCTTTTGTGTCAAATGCTCGTGCTAAAACCCGACTCATAAATACTTTAAGGCTCTTGTTTTTATGTCTAACTGCTGCCATTACTTTTTCATCATTCATACATATATCAACAACTATGTCATACCAGTCTTCCAGAACTCCTTTAAGTGCAAGTTCAGCTTTTTCAACTTTTAATTTTCCAAGCGCTGCTGTCATGGGTGTAGCCAATTCTTTTATTAAGCCTCCACAATAATCCATAGCATCATCCTCATCAAGGCCGTTTTCCTCCGCTAATTTTTTAAGTTCAGTCTCATCAAGTCCTGCTGCTGCCTTGTTTATTTCCTCTGCACTGTCAAACTCCCCGAATTTATCAAACATAATGTTCCTCCTACAAATAATTTTTCATAAATAAATTCATCCACTCCTCGTGGCTGAATAACTGCTCAAATCTCTTCTGACCTGCTCTTATAAGCTTCAGGTCTGTTTCCCTGCATTTATGTACTGCCTCTTTGCCCGTCCTGTGATGCTCCTCACAAAGCCATACCTTAAGCCCGTAATGCTCTGATATCTTTCTGTTGGCCATACCGTGCATAATGTGATGGCACTCTAAATCATTCGATGGAAGCCTTTTAAAATTATTGTTTTTAATCATTGCTTCTCTACACAGGAAGCATTCTTTAATGTCCTGCATTATACTTTCCATCAATTCTCCTTTCCCCTCCCAGCATGACCGGGAGGATTAACCTGCCAGATAATAAAACTGTGATATATTTTTAATCTGTGCGTGAATAAGTACCGTGTAGATGTATTTGGAGTAAAATGTCACTCCCATTCTGTATTTATGCGGCTTTGCACCGTTCTTGTTTCTTAATTGTCTACCTCTGGATGCTGGCAGACATACAATTCCCGCTCAAGCTTTGCAATCTGTCCTCCCAAAATAGTAAGATTAGTAACCTTGATGCTTGTTTCATCCGCTGTTTTACAGGGCGGCATCATGTACGCGGCTTTTCTTAACCACTTAAGCCGTTCCAGCTCTTTTTTTATCTTTATCTCGTCCATTCCGCCTCCATCTTCTTAAGCTCATATTCCATCCACTTTGTAAAATCATGTGGCTCATCCGACCAGCTTATAACATGTCCGCGGCTTACATTTAGGTACTGCTGCCACAAATCCGCATTCTTTACTGACTTGCCTGTCTTTTTCTTCCAACCGTCCTTTTCCCACTGTTGTGGCCAAGCATTTCTACAACTGTTTAACACATGCTCACATTCTGTATTTATGCGGATTTCACAGTTTTCACGGAAACGCATAAGTGCATGTATTATTGCCTGTAGCGTTGCCTGGTTCTCTGTTACATTCTCAAGTGCGCCTTTTCCATTACGGACAAATTCCTTGCCATTAATAACTATCTTTAAGACATACATGTATGCTACATGCTTACGGACTGCTGGTCCTCTAGCGCTTGTTTTTATATAAACATCTACTTTCTGCACTAACCACACTCCCTTCCTTTATGTCGTCGGAACTTGGCTTCATAGTATCTAAAGCCCATCTCAGATATTCCGGTTCTCTCAGAATCCTTAACCATGTAATATCCTTGTTTCTCGTACTTGCGTATTGTGCTTCTCCTTGTTTTATCTGCAAACGTATTTGCATTAACTACCTGTTTTACAATCACTGGCTCTTTTAAATTTCTTGAAGAATTCCATCGCTTACCTATTCTTCTGCCAAGAGTCTCCTCTGTCTTATTTGCATACTTAACAAAATACTGAGCAATTCTTGTGTAGTCATTGTCACTGTCCAGCGGCTTTACATGGACAAACCCTTTGTTCCAGCATCTCTTTAATACACGCACATCACATACACTCATGATCATGTGAATATGATGCGCTCCCTTGCTTCCTATCTCTTTAACATAGATGTACTTTAGAGGACCAATGTTCTCAAATTCTCTCCTCAAAGCTTTTAGCAGATTGCGAATATCTACTGTCATATCATCAGGTGTGGGAGGTCGGCTCTCCCTGGCATAAGTCCATGTAACCAACATTCCTGTCTCATCTGTAAAATTGGTATTCATCTTTGCCGCCAGCTTCCTTTCTGCCAGTCTCCGGTTTATGGTTTCCTGTTTCGCTGTTGTTACCTTCTCCCGGCTCTCCCTTCTTTCCCCTCGACAGTTATATCTAAGGGTGTGATATCGTCTTATTGTTATTACGCTACCTGCTATACATATTTCCTTTATGTATGGCATTAAAAATTGTCTCCTTGGTTCTTAACTTAATTAATACAATCAAGTTTTTATGGGGATTTCTCCCCATTATTTTTCTTGATATTCACATCAAATATTGACTTTATTCTTAAAATGATTTATTATGTATTCAAGTTGTTACGCAACTTGTCGATTTGGTTTGAGCCGCTTCTCCAAGCGGCTCTTTTTATTTACTCTGTCTTATCTTCTGTAACCTTGTGTTCTCTACGGACATGAATGCGTTCATCACTGTCAAGATACACACTGTATGTAACCCCCCCATCTTTAATTATGAGTTTGTCAAACTTATCTTTCATCACATGTCTTACTGCTACTTTCAACATTTCTCCAATCTGTTCATTGCCAGCAAGCTTCAGGCACTCGTCTTCTGCCTTACGCACTCGCCTTTCTACATTCCACCATGCTCTTGCACCTTCACATTTGCAAATCTTAGTCACTTCCTCTGAAATGTATGTATCCCAATCATCTGGTTTGTCTTCAAATGAATCTGCAATATCATCATTAATCTCAAGCATTGCTTGTTGCCCGCAATACATGCACTTTCCCAAATATGTACTTTTAGTCATTTACGCCTCCCTGAGCCTAAAGCTACCTACCGGAACTCCATTTCTATTTTCTAACTTATGTAATCTGCACATCCACTTAGCTGCATCTTCAATGCGTCTATCGTCTACCGCCGCATTAATACGCTTGTTATATGCTATAATTAAACCTACATCTCTCATGTTGCCTCCTTACTACGGACATAACCCATAGCACTTAACCCCTGCTCATTGAGGCGCTGTCCGTATTCTTTCTTCTTATTTTCATCCAGGGCTGAGAAATCTATTATCTTCTCTCCCTCAATAATTTTTATAACTATGTTCATTAATTCACCTCATGCCCTTTTATGTTTTATATGCTACTTACGCTTTTTAGGTTCATGGCATAATACCAATATTGTTATGCAGATAATTGCTGTTATCGCTACTGCTGTATAATTCACTCTCTCACCTCCTCGAATAGATAATGTCACATATCGTGTCATTATTAATCAAAAAAAATAGACTGAACCGACTTTCCATAATACTGTGCCAGTTTAATCTTTATAGAATCTCTTGGGATTCTTTCGCCACATTCATACATAGACAAAGCCGAATCACTTATGCCTATTGCTTTCGCAACTTCACTCTGTGGCTTATTTCCTCTTAACACTGTTAACCTGTTGCCTATTTCCTTGGGTTGCAAATTATCACTCCTTTCATGCCACACTTTGTGGCTCAACTGTAATATATCACTTGTCACATATCGTGTCAACACATTTTGTGGAATTTTTTCTTGATTTTTCCACAATTCGTGTTATTATATATTTAAAGTAACATAAGGAGTTGAATTATATGGGTGATTTTCCTAACATATTCAGAAAAATAAGAGAACAAAGTGGACTTACTCAACAGCAAATGGCTGATAAACTTGGTGTATCCAGAAGCGCTATTGGAATGTATGAAAATGGCGAAAGAGAACCAAATTTTGAAACTTTGGAACTAATTGCTGATACATTTAATGTTGATATGAACTATTTACTAGGTAAAAAACCTACTACTGAGGTTATTCCCGATAGGTATTACCTTGATGATGATGCCAGAGATATGGCTCAGTTTATGTATGAGAATCCTGAATACAAAGTTCTCTTTGACGCTTCTCGCAAGGTCAAGAAAGAAGATATCGACTTTGTTAAGCAGATGATAGATAGAATGTCAAATAAAGGGGATGATTAATATTACTACTAATGTTATTTACGCAGATATGCCTCCTACAATAAAGGCATACACTGTTAATAATAATGATGATTCTTTTACAATCGTGCTTAATTCTCGGCTAAACCGAGAACAACATCTTAAATCATATCATCATGAATTAACACACATTGAAAATGGAGATTATGACAGACAGTGCAAAGATGTTGATATGATTGAAATATATGCACACAACATAAATTAAGCATTAAAAAGGGGGAGAATGCTTTATATGCTTATAGATAAGAAAGAGCTAAAATCTTTAAAAAAGGCTGCAAAATTTTTAACTAACAATAAATTTTATATTACACTCTCATACATAAATGGTCTTCAGTATGAACGCCAAATAACTTGTAATGTTGGAATGTTTGAAGATAAATTGTTTATAGATTTCTTTGGTGGAAACAAATATATTTATTCTACTCATGAAATAAATAATGTATTTCTCTCTTTAAAATACATCGTTATAGAATTTATTGATAATTCTTTTATAGTTTTTTCTTCTTCTGATAACAACCTATTAAAGATATATAATACATTAGTTATGCAATATAATATACCTTCTGTCCAAAAAGATATTAAAAATTTTGTTGCCAACTTGAATTATTCAACAATATCACAGCAACCCATTAATGAGCCTACAGAATATTCGCCTTCATATTCTGATAAAACAGACTGCTCTTCATCAATATCAAATAATTTGGATGCACCGCAAACAAAAGATGCTCACATAGTTTTCCCAGATTGGTATATATCAATCTGCTTTGGAAAATCCTCTTCGGAAAATTACATGAAAGCTGTCACTCTTGCCAAGCAGGCTCCGCAATATCATACTCAAACGGATAATGGAATCATTCTTCATCAGGCTATATACTCGAGTGCTCCACAAGAATATCTCGCTTTTATAAGCTTATATGAATTGGTTAGCACATGGAAATCCAGTTTTACTATAATAAACGGGAAAGTCATTGACAGAAAGATAATAGGTAAGTTGAATTATTGTTATGGTGATAAATGCCGTAGTGGTGACCCACATTTTTGTTATGGTGCTAGTTATATGACCGAAAATCCTTTTGGTTGTCACAGATTACAAGTAAGTGCAGCTAATAATCCTTGGTGGTCATTCTATAGACTGATAGGAAACACATATGTTCTTAATCAAGCTGAGCTTAAAGAACGAATTGACTCTTATGCCGCTATATATTGCATATGTCCTTGCTTTAACTATCAACGAATAATGCAGACATATAACTCGCTACCTGTCAAATTATCACAAAAGAAATATGCTCAATTGAGAGCTAATAGATTTGGACTTAAAATGTAACTGTATCATAGTAAAAGTATGCTAATAAATAGTTACCATTACGCTAAAGTTACCGCTTTGGTTAAGATTTAATATTTTGATTAACACTATGATTAGCAGGTATTACTATGAGTGAAAGCGAAAAACTAACGCAGACTGATGATAATTTTTGTGAAGAACTATATCAAGATTATATGAATAGTTCAGATAAAAATGAAAGTTACTCTCTTGAAGATTGTAAGAAAGAATGGGATTAGATATGTCTGATACTTCTAACCGTAATCAGGAACAACGTGCCCGCCTGTGGGCTTATAACAAGCAAGTTGGACTAAGAGGTATTATTGATTGCTACAAAGCTCACTGCCGCACATTACACGATATGGCAGAATATCTCAATGTAACTGAAACATTTCTTAGTGATGCATTAGAGTGCTACCGGAATAAATACGGAATATGCACTAAAGTTGACAACTATGTTATCGGCTTTGAACCAACGTTTTATGTGTTGGAGATGTGGGAATGAACAATATTATTAAATACAGGAGGTAATAACAATGAATGCATTAGATAAGATTGTAAAAAGCAATCGCATGCCTGTACTTTTTGTTGGGTCAGGCATTTCAAGAAGATATTTGCAAGATTATCCAGATTGGAATGAACTTTTACAAAAATCATTTGATATGTACAATAAGGATTCATATCAATATCAGAAATACATTGACAAATATAGGCGCGAAGGTCTTACTGATTTTGAAATAAATGCAAAGATGGGAACTATTATCGAAAATGAATTTAATGAAGCTTTCTTTGACAGAAAAATTAAATTAAATTTTATTAAAACCAAAAATCCTGCCTGGGTTAAAAGAGGGGTTTCACCTTATAAAATGTACTTATCGAATATTTTTAAAAAGCTCCCATTAAAATCAGCGAATTATCTTAACAAAGAAAAAGAATTATTCCAAAACCTAAAAAATAAAGTTTCTGCTGTCATAACCACTAATTATGATCAATTTCTGGAAAAGGAGATTTTTAATAATGATTACACTGTTTTCAGACACCAGTATGAATTATTTTCCGCTGACAGTTATAATT